GTGGATGGAGCAAGGCAAGCTATCCTTGCACTGCGTTCCCTCCGAGATATGTTAGCCGGTGAAGCAAAACGTCCAGTTGATGTAACCGTCAAATGGGACGGAGCACCAGCCATCTTTGCCGGTGTTGATCCACGAGACGGTAAGTTCTTCGTGGCTAAGAAAGGTGTGTTCAATAAAAACCCTAAGGTCTATAAGACTGATGCTGATATTGATGCCGATACGTCTGGTGATCTATCAAACAAGTTAAAGACTTGTCTTAAGTATATGCCTTCTCTTGGTATCAAGGGTGTCGTTCAGGGCGACTTGATGTTTACGTCTGACGATATTGATACCGATACTATTGACGGTAAGAAGTACTACACGTTCCAACCAAACACTATTGTGTATGCCGTACCAACCGACTCGGACGGTGGCAAAGAAATCAAAAACGCTAAGATGGGTATCGTATTTCATACACGATACACAGGATCCGATTTTGAGTCAATGAAGGCATCATTTGATGTTAAGGCTTCCGAGTTCAAAGCATCACGAGATGTTTGGTTCCAAGATGCGACTCTTAGGGATCTATCAGGTACTGCTACGCTAACTAAGAAGGATACTGATGAGGTAACCAAGGCGCTTTCCGAAGCGGGTAAGATATTCCGTAAGATCGCTGGATCGACTCTTCGTGAGATCGAAGGAAACGCTACCTTGGCTCAAACTATTGAGACTTACAACAATACGTTCGTTCGTAAACAAGAAGTCATCAAGGATACTAGAAAACACGTTGACGGATTGATCAAATATATATCTGATAAGTACCAAAAAGAAATCGATACCAAAAAGTCAGATAAGGGTAAGGCAACGTGGGAAGCTAAAAAGGCTGATATTCTTAAGTTCTTTTCTAGCTCAAACAAAGCCAATCTAAAACTACTCTTTGATTTACAAAAAGCAATCGTTTCTGCGAAACTGATTATTATAAATAAACTAAACAGGTTACAAAAGATCTCAACATTCGTTCGTACTCCAAACGGATTTAAGACAACAGGTGTTGAAGGATATGTTGCGATCGATAAACTAAGTGGTGGCGCAGTTAAGTTGGTGGACCGTATGGAGTTCTCCTACAATAACTTTAGCCCTGATATTATTAAAGGCTGGGACAAACCGTCTCGATCCTAATGGGAATTTGGAAAAATGAAAGACTTTAAGCAAGTTCAAAGAGAACTTACGGATCTCAATGCAGATGGACATCAAGACTCGACGGACGAGGCCTTGACCGCTCAGCAACGAATGAAGCTGAAGCAATCCATCCGTCGTAATAAGGCTAAGATCCGTCTTGGACGAGAAAAAGCAAAGCGTAAGACTGCCTCTCCAGAAGTACTACAGAAGCGAGCAAACAAACAGGCTCGTAACGCTATCCTTAAAAAGATTCTAAAGAACAAGGATAAAGGCGACCTTAGTTATTCCCAAAGATCATCCATCGAAAAGCAGCTCGATAAAAAGAAGTCTGCTATCAAGCGTATCGCTAAACAACTCCTTCCAAAAATTCGTAAAGCCGACCGCGCTAAATTGAGCGGTGGGAAGAAGGAGGATTAATGTCTTTTAAGAGTTTTGCTGAATACGTTACCGAAGAGACGAAAGAAATCGTCGTAGCTTGGGGTCGATATAATCCCCCAACGATTGGTCATGAGAAACTTATGACGGTCGTAAAGAAGGTTGCGGGTAGCGGTCAGTACAGAATATACGCATCTCAATCGCAGGATCCTAAAGAGAATCCAATCGATTATAAAACCAAAGTCAAGTATATGCGTAAGATGTTTCCAAAACATGCGCGCAGCATTATGCTTGAGCCAAAGATTCGTACTATGTTTGATCTGATGACCAAACTGTATGACGAAGGATTCAATAAAGTAACTCTGGTTGCTGGTTCCGACAGGGTTCCAGAATATGATGTTACACTAAACAAATATAACGGTGTAAAAGGCCGCCACGGTTTCTATAACTTTGAGGGTGGAGTCAACATTGTGTCAGCAGGACAACGCGATCCTGATGCAAAAGGCGCAGCAGGTATGTCTGCATCTAAGCTAAGAGCTGCCGCCGAAAATAACGATTTCAAAACGTTCAGTAAGGGTATGCCTGCTGGGTTCAAGGAAACCCAACAGCTATTCAATGATGTTCGTAAAGGTATGGGTCTTAAGGAATCATATGACTTTAGATCACACCTACAGTTACAGTCAGTATCGGAGGAAAGGGAAGCCTACGTTGCTGGAGATCTATACAAGGAAGGTGATCTTATTGTCGTAAAGGAAGACGACGAGGTAGGCGAGATCATAATGCTTGGATCTAACTACGTATTGGTCGAAATGGCTAGTGGTAAAAAAGTACGTAAATGGTTGACCGACATTGAGTTGGTTGAGAAACTAAAGCCACAAGATCCAGACGCCGATGAAGTTCCTGGGTCACAGCCCAAAGGATACTACAAGGGTGTTGATAAGGATAAAAAAATCGCACGGGCAAAGCACTTCCAACGATATGCTAAGAGTGACGATGATAACCCTGCTTCTTATAAGCCTGCTCCAGGAGATGCCGAGGCCGAGACCAAGCCATCCAAATTTACTAAAAAGTTCAAAAGAATGTATGGTGAGCAGGACGCAATTGACAAGGCCAAGGAACGTATTGATAGAGAAAAAGAAGTTGATAAAATTAAGCATGACCGTATGATGGATCGTGCAAGGCTCAAAGATACCAAGGCAAAGAATCAAGAGGAAGACGTTAAGTCGTTTAGTTCATTTGCTGGTATCATAACCGAGGATACTACTGCAGCACTTAAGAAGAAAGCTGATAAGTCAGGTATGCCTTTGGCTATCTTAAGAAAAGTTTATAACCGAGGCGTAGCCGCTTGGAGAACTGGGCATCGTCCTGGTACTACTCCTGCGCAATGGGGTATGGCTCGCGTCAATTCATTCGTAACTAAATCGTCAGGAACATGGGGCAAGGCTGATTCCGACCTTGCTGCTAAAGTAAGGGGAAACTAAAATGAAAGATTTTTTTAGATTAAGAGAAAACGCTGGTGAGTTTGGCACAGACAAACTCAAAAAGAAATACGAGGATGAGACTCCTGGTCAAAACGAAAAGTATCGTCCGCCTACTAAGGCAGAGATCGATGCTGATAAGAAGAAGGACCAAAGGGGTAAACCTCGTCCTAGCATTACGGCTAAGTCAGTCAACCGTAAAGTATACGGTAAGATGATGGGTGGTCTCAAAGAAGGCATCAATCAAAAAGCCTTTGCTGCTGGCGCTAAAGGAATGAAGGCATATGCCCAAAAGAGTGGCGGAATCGATAAAGCAGACTTTATGAAGGTAGCTAAATCGCTTGAAACCATCTCTCGTATCAATATCCTACAAGCAGGACAAGAGTTGTCTCGCTTGAATCGTATGGTTGATGGTATGGATACTGATGTTCGTGAGCGTATCTACGTTGAGCTTAAGAAGGTTGGTCTTGTAGAATCAATCATTGAAAAGGCCGATGACGATACTGTGCGAATGATTAAAGCTAATCCAAAAATGAAAGATAAGATTCTTCGTGGTCTTAATCCTAAGGCTCGTAAAGAAATTGAAAAAGCTCTTAACGAAGAGCTCAAGGTATCCGATGGTGCCGCAAAATGGATTGCTGATTTCCAAGCATCCGATGCCCCACAGTTCCAAGGTAAGTCTGACGACGAAAAGAAAAAGATGGCTATTGCTGCATTCATGGCCGCAAAGGCTAAAGAAGGTGGTGACAAGAAAGAGCCACAAAACGAATCCCTTGATGAGGCAAAGTTTTCCCCTAAAGATATTAAGATGGCGATTGGTATTGCATCTGATAAAAGATATGCTGGTGGTAATATGTCTGGTGCCGTTAAGGCAATGGATAAAATGAAACCCGGCATTTCAGATCATCCCCAAGTTAGAGCAGTACTTAAACGCCAAAACGAAGATCTAGCAGAGGCAGCCCCTAAGATCAAAGGTCCGTCCATGAAGGGTGGAAAGATCATGGGAGTGCCAGGAAAACAAATAGGGCAAAAACTTGACATTGAGCCACAAGTTAATGGCATGAAGTTAATGTTCAGAGTAACCACCAGTGACGGTTCGCTTAAGACTGTTGATGCCGCTGGTTTGGCTAAGATGCTAAGATAGGATATATTAAGATGAAATCATTTTCTGAGTTATGGGATCTTAAGGAAGACGACGATAAGGATCCTAACGAATACGATCAAGAAGGAGAGATGGCTAAGACCCAACTCCAAACGATCATGCGTAACGCTCAGGATCTGATGAATCTATTAGAAGACGACGATAATCTACCAGAGTGGGTACAGAATAAAATCACAAAGGCAAGCGATTATCTTGACTCCGCAACGGACTACATGAAGTCCAACGAAGGGTCAGAAACTTGGGAAGCAGGTTATAAGAGAAGAGTCGTTAAGACTACAAAACCTGAGCACAAGGAGAAGGGTTACAACTGGAGGATCAAAGGTAAGGATCGTCCAGAGATATCTATTAAGCTTTATAAAGATAAGCCATCGCAGCAAGAATTTAATAAACAAATGAAGCGCGTGGCAGGTCACGAGTTTGGAGGCTAAGGTGAAATCATTCAACAATTATAATGAAGAAGTAATTGATCAACGCTGTGAGGAGTGTGATCTTTACGAGAATCTTGAGATCACTGAGGCCGAATACCAGGGTAAGAAAGTAAAATTAAATGATCCATTTAGAACGTCGGGTGGTCCAAAAAAGTTTGCAGTATACACTAAGAACGATAGTGGTAATGTTGTTATTGTACGCTTTGGCGACCCTAACATGGAGATCAAAAGAGACGACCCAGCGCGTCGAAGGAATTTCCGTGCCAGACATAACTGTGACAATCCTGGACCAAAATGGAAGGCCCGTTACTGGAGTTGCTACCAGTGGCGAGGTGGAGCAAAAGTAGATAACTAAGGGGATTAACTACTATGGCAACTAAACGCGAGCAAGAACTGCTCACAAAACTATCAGACAAATTTGATGTACACATGGAGCAAACCGCCCATGATCAAAAAAGAATGGTAGTGATGGAAGAGAAGCTAGATAAACTAGCCGACGCTGTTGTTTCTATAGCTAGGGCTGAAGAAAAG